CATCTGTTTTTATTGCTGCACTTTGTAGAAATCCAGCAAAAGGTTGTTTCCAATTGTTTCCTCCTGCAAAAGTTGTAACTGGTGTGTTTCTAAAAGTTCCAAATGTAACTCCAATTCCTAGTTCTCCATTATCATTATCTCCCCAAACCCATAAAGATCCATCAGTTTTAGTCGCCAAAATTACAGAATATCCACAACTTACAGATTTCCAATCACTTCCTCCCGCAAATGTAGTTACTGGAGTTGATCTTGAATCAAATCCAAAGGGTAAATTCATACCCAATGCTCCCTGATTTCCATCACTTCCCCATACCCATAAAGTTCCATCGGACTTAATTGCAGATGAAACATTACTTCCCGCGCTGATAGTTTTCCAATTATTTGCTCCTCCAAAAACTTGAGTTGGAGTAGATCTATGAGGTCCTCCATTAGTCCCTAATCTTCCTGCCACACTATATCCAAATGCCCATAAAGTACCATCTGTTTTTAATGCTAAAGTGAAGTCTCCTTTACAAGAAACTTGTTTCCAATCATTTCCTCCAGCAAATGTTGTTACTGGAGTTGATCTTTGAACATTTGTATTATCTCCAAGTTGACCATAAGTATTATAACCCCAAGTCCATAAAGTTCCATCAGTCTTGATTGCGGCAGCATGAATTTGTCCAAACGAAATTTGTCTCCAATTATTTCCACCACCAAATATAGTTGTAGGAGTAAGTACCTGGAAAAGTGTTCCTTGATTTAAACCAAGTTGCCCATTTCCGTTTTGACCCCAAACCCATAGAGACCCATCATTTTTAATTCCTCCCGCATAAATGTTACCTACAGAAACTTGTTTCCAATTTGCCCCTCCAGCAAATGTAGTTATCGGAGTAGATCTGTTTGATGTAGTATTATGTCCTAAAGTATAAGATATTCCCCAACCCCACAATTCTGGAGTAATATACTGATTAGCAATATTTAAATAATACTCATTAAAGCGTTCTTTAGTGAGTAATTTAGAACCTAAGTCTACTCCATCAGATCCTATGAAGTTAGTACTATACGTTGAGATCATTTAGTCTTTCCTCAATAGGGAGAATAGGAGATCTGATCTCAACTTCATATACTTCATCTATTGTTTGACAAGCATCAATCTCTTGATTCTTTGATAATTCCCAATCAAATGCCTCTTGAACTTTAAGATCTATTTGCTGAAGAATGTATTCAATATCTGCTTTTGTAACTTCTACCCAAAGATCATTTCCAAACTTAAAGTTATAAGGTCCATTGCCACTCATTGCTTTTGATGCTAAAGCAAGTCTATTATCTCTACTTGTAGATACTGTTACCTCAGTTCCTTGAACTGTAATAGTAATTGTTGTATTTTCTTTCTCTCTTCTTACTGGAGCAACTTCTGTTTTTCTTTCTGCCTTTACTTGCTCTAAAGACTTATCTCTAGTGCCATAAAGAAATACTATTTCTTTTTCATAAATCTGAACTTCTGGTCCAGAATGTTCATGGTATCTTGGATTATAAAATGGAGAATACTCATTTCTTGCTGGAAGAATTCTTACGTTCTCATTAATCTGAATTGGAACATTTGCCTCACTTGCAGATGAAACTCTATAATCTAGTTCTAGTTCATTTTCCAGAACTGAATTGATCATTCTATAGTTGAATGGAATTGGTCCCAATAAGACCATTGAGCCGTCTACTAAAGCGTACATATACTTTTTTTAATTATTTAGTATTCTGGTCCTGATGCTATTGCTCCAGTTCTATCACCTGCACAAGAAACTTGCTTCCAATTATTTCCACCAGCAAATGTAGTTACTGGAGTTGATCTAACTCCCTGTTGATTTATTCCAAGTGATATCGAAGAATTTCTTCCCCAACTCCACAAGGTTCCATCAGTTTTAATTGCTGCAGTATATTCATAACCACATTCAACTTGTTTCCAATTATTTCCACCAGCAAATGTTGTAACGGGAGTAGATCTTTCTCTACTATCATTGGTTCCAAGTTGACCATAAGAGTTTCTACCCCAAACCCATAAAGTTCCATCAGTTTTAATTGCTGCGGTGAAATTAAAACCACATGCAACTTGTTTCCAATTATTTCCTCCAGCGAATGTAGTTGTAGGTGTAGATATATCAACTAATCTAAAATTGATTCCCATATTTCCATAAGTATTTAATCCCCATGTCCACAGAGATCCATCAGTTTTAATTGCTGCAGTATGATAATCTCCACAGGCAACTTGTTTCCAATCATTTCCTCCAGCGAATGTAGTTATTGGTGTAGATCTGGAAATAGTAATATTTGCTCCTAATTGTCCACCATCATTTCTCCCCCATAACCATAAAGTTCCATCGGTTTTAACAGCCGCGACATGTTGATTACCACAAGAAACTTGTTTCCAATCATTTCCTCCAGCAAATGTAGTTACTGGAGTTGATCTACCAAATACTGGAGTTCCTATATTAATTCCAAGTTGTCCCTCACCAGTCTCTCCCCAAGTCCATAAAGTTCCATCAGTTTTAATTGCTGCGCTATGATTTACTACACCTATGCTTACTTGTTTCCAGTTGAATCCGCCCGCAAATGTGGTAACTGGTGTAGATCTGGCAATAGTATTGTTTGTTCCTAATGCTCCATTATAATTACTTCCCCAAATCCATAAAGATCCATCAGTTTTAATTGCTGCAGATTGTGATCCATTAAAAGAAACTTGTTTCCAATCAGTACCACCCGCTAATGTAGTTACTGGAGTTGATCTTAAAAGTTCTATGTTGTTAATACCAAGAGTTCCTTGATTTCTTCCCCAAACCCAAAGTTGATCACCGATCCATTGGTCTACTAACCAGGATTCTGTTATAAATGATTCGTTTTCTATGTCTCCATCTGGAGTTCTAAAGTTGTTTATTGGCATTTTAGTAATCTGGTCCTGATGTTACTGCCATAACATGAAAATATCCATTATCAATTTGTTTCCAATTGGTTCCTCCAGCAAATGTTGTGACTGGAGTGTTTCTTTGAATTGTTGTATTGTTTCCTAATTCTCCATAATTATTTTCTCCCCAAGTCCATAAGGTTCCATCAGTTTTGATTGCAGATAGTATTCTTCCTCCAACCGAAACTTGTTTCCAATTAGTTCCTCCAGCAAATGTGGTGACTGGAGTGGATCTAGTGGTTGTTGTATTGTCTCCTAATTGTCCATATCCACCATAACCCCAAGACCATAAGGTTCCATCAGTTTTGATTGCAGCAGTATGACCATTTCTACCACTCACTTGTTTCCAATTAGTTCCTCCAGCAAATGTAGTGACTGGAGTTGATCTTTGGGTTGTATCATTGGTTCCAAGTTGTCCAGTATTATTAGTACCCCAAGTCCATAAAGTGCCATCAGTTTTGATTGCTGCTATATTATTATCTGTACAACTAACTTGTTTCCAATTGGTTCCTCCAGCAAATGTTGTGACTGGAGTGGATCTATCGATTGCTGTATTGTCTCCTAATCCTGCATTAACATTTTTCCCCCAGACCCATAAAGTTTCATCGGTTTTGATTGCTGCTATCTGAGTACCACTACAACTTACTTGTTTCCAATTGGTTCCTCCAGCAAATGTTGTGACTGGAGTGGATCTAGTGGTTGTTGTATTGTCTCCTAATTGTCCAAATCCACCACGTCCCCAAGTCCATAAAGTTCCATCGGTTTTAATTGCTGCTGTAAAATTAAATCCACAAGAAACTTGTTTCCAATTGGTTCCTCCAGCAAATGTTGTGACTGGAGTGGATCTAGTGGTTGTTGTATTGTCTCCTAGTGCTGCATCAGAATTTCTCCCCCAAACCCAAAGAGTTCCATCGATTTTGATTGCTGCTGTATGATAAGCACCACAAGCAACTTGTTTCCAATAATTTCCACTTGCAAATGTTGTAACTGGAGTGCTTCTAGATATTGTGTTATTAATCCCAAGTTGACCGTAAGCATTAGATCCCCATCCCCATAATTGATCACCAATCCATTGGTCTACTAACCACTCTTCAGTGATAAATGATTCGTTTTCTATGTCTCCATCTGGAGTTCTAAAGTCATTCCTTGTCATTTAGACGCGCCTCTAGATCATCAATTCTCTTTTGCTGATCTTTAATCGCCTCTATAAGAACTCCAATCAGCATGTCATAGCAAACTGACTTCATTCCTTCAGGATCTGTCTTAACTGCTTCTGGTAATACCTTTTCAACATCTTGTGCAACAACACCTACTGAAGGATCGCCACCGTCTTTCCAATTAAATCTTACACCCTTAATTTCATTTAAGATTACAAATGGATCATCAATTGTTTCTATATTTGCTTTAAGTCTTTCATCAGAAGTTGAAGTAAATGTATTTGCATACATTACTCCAGCAGTATCAAGTCGTGCGGTGATTGGTTGTTCTGTTCCTAATGTTCCAATACCAGTTCTAAATAGCAATTCACCGCCATATACTGAAGATCCACCACCTACAAAATCAATCTGCCCTCCTCTTTGTCCTGCAGAAGTAAGAGCACCTGCAAATATTGAAAGTCTTCCTGAGTTATTTGCTGAAAAAATAGTTGTTGGAGTTGATACACTATTTGAAGTTACAAGAAGATGTCCTACCCCTCCAGGATTTGATACTCCACCTACAAATGTTGATCTTGCAACGTTTGCTAAAGTAACTGCTAATCCTACGTTAAAGTATCCGCCAAAATATACATTACTATTTCCAAAATCTACTTGAGTAGATCCATTAATAACAGTAGTATTAAATCCTACAACACCATCAAAGTATGAATTTCCTTGAACGTGAAGATCAGTAATTGGATTGGTAGTTCCAATTCCAACCCCATTATCCATACACATTCTAAGAGATAGTGCAGTTCCTGGATTTGCTGATTTTGTATAGAAATTTAAAGATCCAATGGAATCAGTTCCTGTTCTTCTATGAACAATAGCAGCACCAATTTTTTCATGAAGAGTGCTGACACCAAAAGATAAACCTGACCAAGTTCCATTTGTTGTTGTTGGATTATTTAATAATAACTGGAATGGTTGAGGATTTCCTCCAGTGATAAAGGTATCATCAACATTGTTACGTTTAGATATCTCTACATGAGATACTGGAGTAATTGTTCCAATTCCAACAGAACCAATTCCAGATACTGTATAAATTGATGTTCCGCTAGTTCCTACTGATAGGGATGCTGTAGTGGTAAATCCAGATACTACTAGAGATGGTGTAGTAGTAACTCCAGAAGAACTTAAGTGAGTTGCAAATAAATTACCAGTAACTGTCGATCCAGTGCTAATAGTTTCAAATTTTTTAGATCCGCCAAAATATAATTCAGATCCTGCATTATGCGTAAATCTAGCAAGAGTAGCAATACCAACTCTTTCTAATGAAATAGAGTTACCATTATCTGCTCCAAGAATTAATTTACCAAGTCCATTTGAGATCAGAGCATTAGATCCATCATGATTGATATTGAAAGATGATGAATTAAAACGAAGTTGGTTTGAACCAAAAATATCTACCGCTGCATTGAAAGTGCTGACACCACTAGCATTTATTCCAGAAACTGAAATACTTGGAGTTCCTGTTAATCCTTGAGAAGTTGTGGATATTCCTGAAGATGCAGCATAGTCAACTCCAGAAGTAATTGTTATACTGTTTGCTGCTAAGATTCCAGAAATAGTAGTATTTCCAGATACGTTTAAACTTGAATTTATATTGACATTTTTTAATGAAGTTCCAATTCCAACTGATCCGTCACTATCTATCTTTAATATTGTTGCTCCAACACCAACATCAAGAGAATTAAAAGTGGAAACTCCAACAACTCTAAAGTTAGTAACACTTGTAATTCCTGTTAGATTTGCTTGTTTATTTACAGTTAAATTGTCAATTACATCTAAAAACCCAGTAGTTGTTACGCCAGATACTCTAAGATCACTTGCAATTCCTAAACGAGTTCCGATTGAAACACTTGCACCAACACTTACACTACCACCAACCACTAAATCTGTGCTTACTCTAGCATCTCCAATAAGATCAATTTTTCTTTGAGGGACTGTTGATCCAATACCAATATTTTGGTTAGTATCACTCTTAATATTAATATGACGAGATTGGTCTAAAACCTCAATTAGAGTAGCAAGTTGTGATAGTTCTCTATTATTTGTCATTCTACTGAGGACTTTTTATAGGATTATTTATTAACCAAGAGCAAGTGTGGTAGATCCAATACCCGCAACATTAACAATTAAGTCTGATCCAACTACGCTAAATGTAATTGTTCCATTTCCAGTGCTTAAACCGTCCAAGGCAGTTACAATTCCAGAAGTTACCGCCCCATTTGAATTAATAGTGACGGCAGAACCAACAGTTGCAGATGTTGCAGTAATAACTCCAATACTAATATTTGGAGTTCCTGTCAATCCTTGAGAAGTTGTTGAAATACCTGCAGTTGTTGCATATGTAGAAATTCCTGCAGTATTTGCATAAACCGCACGAGTTGCTGTTGTTGCAGTTCCTGAAAAAGTCGTTGCTGTTATAATTCCAGTGAAAGATGCATTTCCACTAGTTTCTAGGTTAATTTGAGGAGATGAAACGTTAGGTCCAAGTTGGAATCTTCCCGTTCCAAATTGATTGGATAGATTATCTACATACCATCTGTTAGTTCCATTTGTTCTTAGATAGAATCCACCAGAAGATCCAGTGTTGTTTGAAATAATTGAACCATTATTTGCAGAAATTAATAATCCAGGAAGGGTTCCTAATCCAGTAAGAATTTGACCTACTCTGAATTCGCCATTTGCAATATTACCAACTCTGATGCTATTATCAATTAAAGTTGATCCTGTAATGTGTACTCTATCTTGGGGAACAGTAGTTCCAATTCCAACAGAACCAATTCCAGTCGTAGTAATAACTGTTCCTGCTGTCCCTACAGAAATATTTGAAGTTTGTGTTGTTCCAGTAATTATTACTCCAGTGCTGGAAGTTTCAAATGTTTTGTTATTATCAAAGAAAAGTTCTACGGCACCATTACTATTAAATGTTGCCATAACTTCATCGCCAGAGAGAATATTGACATCTTGAGGCGAGTATACTTTAATATTCAAATTTTTATCATCAGAAATTAAATAACTTTGAGTTGCTGATGTGTCATAATACATTGCAATATAATTAGAACCACTAGTAGTTCTTAGTCTAATTCCAGGATTTAATCCGCTTACATGGACAGTTTCTTGATTATTAACAAATGTGGAAATACCACTTACGTAAAGTTGAGTTGTTGAAGTTACGCCAGAAACAGTAAGTGTATTTGTTGCATTTGTAGTTCCAATACCAATATTTGATAGAGTATGAATTCCTGTTGCAGTAGCAGTCCAATATGTTGGAACATTTAATGATGCTTCAATTGTTACTTGTCCAAATGAAGTACTGATTGAAATATTGTTTCCAGCAACAAGAGATGTTACAATTCCGCTAAGAGTAGATCCATTTCCAGAGAAAGATCCTGCAGTTAAAATTCCACTAATATTACCAGTACCATTTACAGTAAGAGTACCAAGAACATCTTGTGTTCCAATACTTACTGTTGATCCAGTATAAATTCCAGTTGCAGTTTGATACCACTTTGATGGGTATGCCCAAGAAAGATTGCCATTCCCATCTGTAGTAAGTGCCTCATACTGAGATCCATTTGTTAATGGAAGAACTAAACTATAAATATCTGCCCCAGGAGGAGCCTCAATAGAAATGGCATGAGGATCACTACCTGGATAATATGAATATAGATTAAGTTTAGTACTATTATTTGCTGCATCAATATTAAGATCAATTCCTCCAGAATATACTCTAACATTTGTATAACCGATACCAATGTTTAAATCTGGAGTAGTTGTTATTCCCGTTACAAGAGCTCCTCCCGAGACATGCAATCTTGCAGTTGGTGCATTTGTACCAAAACCAACATTGAAAGAACTATTTCCATGAATCCATGCAGTATTTCCTGCTCCAATCACTAATTGATATGAACCTTCTTGAATTGGTGGAAGTCTTAGTGCTGAATTGGTATTTACATCATAAGAAAGACCACTTCCTCCAGTAGGTCCAATCATAACATTATATGATCCAGAAAGAGATGGTGCGCTAGGATTATTTCCTACACCATTACCTATAAAAATGTTATTATTTGTATCAGAATAGGATCCTCCTGCATATGCTCCAATGTAAATATTTTCACTAGCACCACTTGAACTTATATTTAATCCAGTTTCTTCGCCAATAAAAATATTCCTTCTTGATAAAGTATTAATTCCTGTTCCGCCTCCTGCAGAATGACCTAAAACAATATTTGTTTTATCTTTATAAAAACCTACAATAAGTCCGTCAACGGAGGTTTCTCCGCCTAAAGTAAGATATCCACGACCTCCATATTCGGAATCTGCATCAGTGGTAAATGTTACCATTCCAGTAGCTTTAATACCACCATTTACATATATTGCTGTTCCTGCATACCCAATTTCCCCAACTTCCAATTTAAATCTTGGATTCGTAGTACCAAGTCCAACGTTAGAATTAAGTCTATAAAGATTTGCAGTGTCAGTTTCTGTCCAAACATTATTTACATCAACAGTCACTCTATTTGATGCATATGTTACATCGAGATACTCTCCAAAATTAATAGAAGTTATTGCTGTTCCAACAACACTTGCGTCATCTTCAACTCTAAGTGGAACAGTATTGATATTTAAAGTAACTGATGAACTAAATCCAACCCATTGAACACCATTCCAAAAGAATGAAGTTCCATCTGGAGTTGTATATACTTCATTTAATGCTGGTGAATTTGGGAAATTTATTGACACTTGTTTCGCCCTTTCTAGTTATTTATTGAGAGATTACACTGGAACAGTGCTTAAGGTTCCTGAATTATCAACAATTAATCTATATGCAGTTCCATTTGGCGCGGTTAAAATTAAACCTTGTGATGTATTAACTCCAACTTTAACGTCGCCAACAACAGTTAATTTAGAAGTTGCATTTGTAGTTCCAATTCCAACATTGGAAGTTGTATGAATACCCGTTACAGATGTTGCCCAATAGTTTGGAAGTGCAACTGTTGCAATTCCAGATGGAGTATATGAAATATTAAGATCACCAACAAAATCTATTGATGATACCGCTCCAGATAATGGTGATCCGTTATTTTTAATATAAATTGCATTTGATGGAACACCTCCATTGGGAGAAAAGTCTACCCATTGAGCACTATCGTCATCAATGTAATAGATAAATCCTCTTCCCAAAGAACTATCATACCAAAGACTTCCACTTACAGGATCTATTGGAGCACTATCACCTATAGAAACAGAAACCCCATTTCCTCCACCTCCACCACCACCAGTAGTTCCAACTCCAGTTGCGCTAATTACAACCCTTCCTGTAGAATTTGTAATTGTAATATTACTTCCTGCAACAATAGAGGTAACAATCCCAGTCAGAGCATTTCCACTTCCATGGAATGTTAATGCTGTTATTGATGTTGCTGCAGAAACTTTTCCTGCAATAACATTACTAATGGTTGCTGCTGCAGAAATAACCGCATTTGGTACAGTTAATGAATTATAAGATAATCTTTGTTCTCCATTAACGGAATAATAATTACTTGAACCAACATCAATGTTTACATTTGAAACCCATGCATTTTTAGCATTATCCCATAAAAGATCTTTATTTGTGTCGCCATAAAGACGGATTCCACCTCCATCAGCAGTAATATCTGTTGCTGGAACAGTTGAACCAATTCCAATTATTTTGTTCTCTACTTGCAAAGTAACAGTTGAACTTATAAATTGAGTTCCATTTACGTATAAATCCCCAAGGACTCTAACTGCAGTTCCGCCAATATTAACTAATGCGGGAGCAGAAATATTCCCATCTTGGATAGAAATATCTCCAATTTTTGCTCCATAAGAACTAATACTGTTAGCAATACTTAAATTTTCGTTAGAAACAATACTTCCATGAACATATAATGAAGTTCCAGAATCTCCAACTTTTCCGACGACTAATTGATAAAGTGGATTTGTCGTTCCAATTCCAACCTTAGCAGTTGTTCCAAGTCCAACATTACTTTGATCCCAACCAGTATTAACTGCTAGAGCAGTAAGTCCAGTAATTCTACTACCATCTCCTTCAAAATATGAAGCAGTTACAACTCCAGTTGCATTAATGCCTCCTTTGACAAATAGACCTGTTGTTGCAGTAGAAGTTCCTACAGTAGTAACTCCAAGAGTTGCAACTCCAGAAACTAAAATATCACCAGAAACAGTTAATTTTGAAGTAGCATTAGTGGTTCCAACTCCAACATTGGAAAGAGTATGAATCCCTGTTGCTGTTTGTTCCCAATAAGAGTCTCCCCCTCCACCACCACCTGCACTGTAAACAGTTACTCCATATCCACTTGTAGTAACTCCAACAGTGGGTCCTACAAAATTAATTGAAGTTACAAGACCAGCAGCACCTTTTATAATTCCATTTTCAAGAACAGTAACTCCAGCGATTACAGCTCCTGCAGATGATCCAACTGTATTTGTAGCATATCCGATAATTTCAACAATGTCTCCAGAAAATGCTGGATCAGATAGTGTAATCTGAAGACCAGGAGAATATGTATAGCTTGTGGAGGATAATTTAACACCGTTTACGAATACGTCAACATAAGCTACTGTTGCTGTAAATGGGAAATCAATTTGACTTGCTGTTGCGGTATAAGTTTGCGAAGACCTAAGTTCTGGTAGAGCTGCCCATTCAACTCCACCATTTCCATTTGCTCTTAAATATTGAAAAGACCCGCCAGTGGTATTACCTGCACTGACAGATCCTATAAGATCCAAATATTGAACTGTCGCAACACCAGATACTGAAATGTGAGTGCCACCTATTCCACCATAAACATGCAATCTATATGATGGTAAACTTGTCCCAATACCAACTCTATTAGTATTCGCATTTGCTAAAATAAGATTTGTATCAACCTCAAGACCATTCTTGACAACAAAATTCTTATTGATGCCCATTCTTTCTCCTGAGGTTCACTATCCCCTCTATTTTTTTATTATTTATAATAAATTTATGGTTTTTCTGGAAAAACTACATCAAGAGCAGTATCAAAATTATCAGTAATATCTCTTAGTGCTTGTCTATAATTTTTCCAAGCAGTGGGAATATTTGAACCAGTTTCTTTTGCCTTGACAACAACCCAATCACACTCTGCTAATAATCTATCTCTTTCCTCTCTTATACGAATCCATGCAATATCTTGATCTTTAGGGGGATCTTTAAATTCGCCATCAACATAGAGAGATCCAATCTTAGGTTCTCCTTTTACATTCTCGATAAGAACATATTTTGGGTCCTTATCAATTTGTCCTCCAGGTACAGCATTTAAAATGTTTGTTACAACACCATCTTCAACATATGCGTAAAATTTAATAGCAGCCATTTTTTAAACTCCTTATATATTAATTTATAAAAGTAATTACCACATCCAAATTCTTACACATCCGCCGCCGCCATATCCAGCAACTTGTGTACTATTAGATCCACCACCGCCACCGCCAGGGAATCCGCCATTTGATCCTGGAGTAGATCCAGATCCTCCATTACCACCTTTACCCATACCACCATAAAGTGATGTTACACCAATACCAGCGGCAAGATTAAGACTTCCAAGACTTCTTGTTACTCCTCCTGCTCCAGAAGAAGAAGAACCCCCGCCGCCTCCTGCGGATGGTCCAAAAATGGAATTTCCTCCATTATTTGCACCTCCACTTCCTCCTGCGGCAGAAAAATAACCACCAGCGCCAGCAGATGCTGCTACTACTGAAATAAGAACATTATCTCCACCAGCTCCTCCTGTAGCGCCACTTCCTCCTCTTCCACCATCTGCTCTTAGGTAGTTATCTGCAGCAACTTCGAAATAACTTTCTCCGCCATTTCCTCCTGCACCATTACTACCCCTATTTCCACCTGCACCAGCAACTAAAGCACAAAGATCTGGAAGATCTTGAGCTCTGAATAATCTTTGATTAACAGAACCAGATCCACCTCCTCCAGCACTTGAAGCTGAGGCGCCGCCACCACCGCCACCAACTACTTGGACAAATACCCAATTAATTGGCCCATAATTTGCTTTAGTGAATGTTCCACTGACTGCAACATTTAAGTTTGCGTCGAAACTTACAAATTTAACCTGAACTGTGCTTGCAACACCTACTAATCCATCTCCATTTCCAACATATCGTAGAGCAGTTGTTACACCAGTAATATTTGCCCCACCTCCAATGAATAAATGTTGCGAAGTTTGAAGGTCGCCATTTACATACTCTGTAATACCAATTTTGCCAACTGGTCCAACTTCTAAAACATAATTTGCATTTGTAGTTCCAATTCCAACATTACTAGTAGAGGAGGTAACACTTAATGCGGTTCCTCCAGTTCCAACTCTCAAACCTGCAGAGGTAACAATGCCAGTTGCGGTTATGTTACCAACTCGAAGCAAATCAGAAGATGGAGTATAAGTTAAAGAGGTATCAATTCTAACTTCTTCTCCGCCAGAAGAAGATTCCACAAATGTTACATATTGAGTTGTAGTAGTAGAACCTGATGAAACTAAGTCTACGGTTGTAGATGTAGTTGCAGTTCCAGTAAGATTTCCTACAAAAGTTGTAGCAGTAACAACTCCAGTAAAAATAGCGTCTCCAGATACAGTTAATTTAGAAGTTGCATTTGTAGTTCCGATACCAACATTGGAAGTTGTATGAATTCCAGAGGCAGAATTAACGAAAAAACCTTTATCGTCAAAAGCACTAATTGTTACAATTCCTGTACCAGTCGTAGATCCTGAAGATACAATTGTAATATTTGTTCCAGCTACAATAGTTGTAACAAGACCTACAAGAGTAGATCCATTACCTTGATAAGAACCTGCAGTAATAATGCCTACTGCATTTATTCCTTGCTCATTAATTGTTACACCAGTTCCAACATCCAATCTTGGAGTAATTGTAGTTACTCCTAAGATACTCAAGTTATTTGGAATATATGTTACAGCAATACCAGCATTAGAGAGGTATTGCCCATCACCATAGTAAGTGACAATACCTGTAGTTGCTGTTATAAACCCTGATTGAACTTTAACACTACCGAGAGTAGCAATTCCAGTAACAACCAAACCTTGATCACATGTTGGAGCAGAACTTCCAGATTTACTTCTAATTGTGTTAACCTGAATTATAGACATAGTATTGTGGGGTCTCTTTTTTTCTCTTGTACTTTATTTATAGGATAATATAGAAGTTATGCTTGAGTTTCAATCCAAGTTAAGCGTCCTGAAACAATAAATGGTGCAGAACCTCTAATCAATGAAGTATCAATTGGTCTTACTGCAAGAGTAAGAACGTCAGGACCATCTGGATAGATGCTATCTCCTCCAAGAACAGAGTTTCCAAGGACTGCGACATCACTTAAATCAACCGTAGTTCCATTCAATCCTCTCTTAAGTGAAATGCCATCAAACGCTCCACCGCCTTGAGCTCTAAATGAATATACAACTTGACCACTACTAAATGTATCTCCAATTTCATGTCTATACATTTGACTTAAACTTGGAGATCCAACTTCTTCATAGTCATCGTTTGCTAGTTTTGCATTAACAACAAGATTGACTTCACAATCATGAGAGGTTAAAACATTTGCAGATTTTAGAATAATCTGCATTCTGTTAATAATTTCTCTGTAACCAATGTTACCTGTAGTTGAATTATCTACAGATGGAGCAAGGCGAATTGTAACTAGAGGAATGAATTCTTTTAAAGTTTCCGCAGTACCAGAATATGCATAAAGTGCAGTGTTTGTACTTCTTGTAGCTAAAGCATCTTTATCTACAAATAGTCTATAGGTATCAGTATAACGAGTTGCATTACTTGTAGTATCAACTTCAATTGCGGTAATTCTAGTATCAGGTTCAAAAGTACCAGCAGTTGGTGAAGTAATATATTGACCAACTGCAAGAATTTGTCCTTCAGTTCTGTTGATTGAAGTTATAACTGTTGAACCAATACTAGTTCTTCCTGTTGGAACAACTCCATTATAGTTTGCAATGCCACCATTAGTGAATGGAAGTACTTTAGAATCAGCTGAGAAATGATAAACTTTATCTTGGTCAAATCTACCATCCATAATAACAGATACTCCCCAATGATATAGTGAAGGACCAAAGTAAGGATCATCAAGTGTTTCCACTTCATATCTTACAGGAAGATTACCTGATCTGAAGTATGCTTCAGTGAACTTATTGTTATGAATAAATTCATGACAGTATTTAACTTCACCCATTTGAGTCTTCATACCAAATCTAATTGTACCAGCGCCATACCAAGAATAATCCATGAATACCATCTGGATACGATTGGTATCAATCTTATATCCACTAACACCAGTTCCGTCCATTCTATCAATATTCCACTCTTCTTGAGGAATAATAGTGTCAATCACTTTGCTCGCAACAACGTTTGACATAGTTTTTGATCTATATGCAGGTTGTACATACATTAGATCATCATCAAGAATTCTAGTCACTTTATAAGTTTGACCTCTAATAATAACTCTATTTGCAGGAGAAATTTGAGTTGTTAATTTACCACCACTTGCTCTTACTAAATGTTTTCCAGTTTCAACACTGAATCTACCTGCCAATTGTTGAGTATTAGATCTTCTTACAACAGACAAGATTTCGCCATCAAATTGGAAGAAAAATCCATTCTGATCATCAAACATTCCACACTTAAGCAATCCATCTCTCCATCCTGTCAAATTAAATTGAGGGAATCCTTCAATCTTAGAGTCAGTTAATGGAGTTGCAGTCTGAATCTTTACGTTAAAATCATCAATAACTTGAACAATTCTATATTCATCATTCAATTCCTTAGGATAGTCACAATTTAAAATTTGGAATCTTTGATAATCATCAAGTGGTGCAAAGGTAGAAATTCCATGAGGGAATTTTGTTTGGACGATAATATTTGTAGAAACTCCAATTTGACCATCAATCTTAATTGCATCAATATCAAATGTTGGATTAAAGTTAATCGCCATTGAACATTGAATACCTTTTCCAGCTTGATACCTGAAATATCTTCTTGTTTGGCGGATTAATTGCGTATTTGGTACAAGTCCTGAAGACATTTGCACAGCACCATCAAACGGTCTATGAATTACCTTTGATTCACTTAGGGCATAAAATCTAGTTGGAATAAAATATTTTGCATTTTGAGTTTCAAATGTGGGTTCAGTTTCAAGTTTAATTGAGGTATTACTCTTAACTTGAACAATTCTAGATTCAAAATATGATCCAGGTCCAGTAGTTGCTTTAGTAGTATAGATTCTAAACGTATCTCCATTGGAGAAATCGCTATAGAACTTAGTATTAGTTCCAGATACAAGATTTGATGTTGTAGTTACACCTACAGTTCCTTCGCCAGTAATGAATCCTTTGACACTTCTAGAAGTAAATAAGTGTTGAGTTGTACTACCTAAACTGGTAATAGTAATCAGATTTGTATTTGTTGGATCATTAAGTCTATTTAATGCGAGACTTTGTTGAGTGGAAAGTCCAATGTGATCTCCGTCAAGAGTTCTTACAAAATATTCTCCACCATTAACTAAAGGACCAATTGCAGCAAATCCTTGACTGCTATATGTAACTTTAGTTCCATCTGCAAGTCTATGATCAGGAATTTTGATCCAATTTGATCCAATTCCAACTCTCGAGGTATCTCCTCCCGATAAACCATTTACAACTTCTGGAATTTCTACAGTTGTATTCAAAACAAATTGATTAGAAACTGCATCTGTTACCGTATAAGTATCATCAGCTGCTCCATCAGTATCCACACTAATATAATGAGTTCCAATTCCACCACTAGACGTAAAGGATACAATACCGCAAAGTTTAACTGGAGTTGTAGTTATATCTTTATAGTATACATTAAGTCTATTTTTTGTAGTAGGTACGGATACCGTGATATAAGTTAAAGGATTTCTTCTGGTAACAATATATCTTCTATAGTAATACCAATAATACCTTCTTCTCCATCTCTTTCTATATCTTCTAGTATAGTAGTAATAGTAAAAGTAAGAAGTCTCAATACCTACAACCTGATGAAGACCTTGAATCAATAGATTTTCTGATGCAGGACCTTCATATCCACTTAATTGAATAAATCCATAAGGTCTAACACCACAAGTATGCGCTGCTCCAGAAACTACAGTAATTGTTGCAGTTGATCTATTTCCACCAGAGTAACTAAAGTTAGTAACATCAAGAGTTCCTTGCTCATTTGCTAATCTAAATTGAGTATTAGCAATAAGATTATCATCACTTTTCACAAAGTAATTAGTACTTGCTGTTAGTCCCCCAATAGGAGTTCCCGTCGCTGTTGTATATCTAATTCTTTGATTATTTGCAAGATCTCCTCTTGCAGGTTCAGTAATTTTAATAGTAAAGGCATCATCTTTTAAAAGTGATGAATTGAACTTATGATAACCTCCAGTTGTTCTAAAGGTTGATTCGGGATTTCTAATATTAATTTTTATAGGACTTGAAAGATATCCATCAGTAAATCTATAGAATTGATACCAATTTGATCCTAAATCACTCTTAATTTCTCTAACTAGATAATCGGTATTTGCACTCAGTCCTTGAATTGTTCCAAGAGATCCTTGAGTTCCAATAGTATATCTTACCGTTTGAGCACTCTTATAATTTGTCGTACTAAATCCAGCATCTTGAGTTAAATAAACTGAATTATTGAGAGGATGTGGTTGAATTTTTGCAAGAGATACTAATCTGTCATCATTTTGATAGAAAGTATAATTGTATCCTGCATACCAATAATACCACCAATAGTAGTAGTAATATCTTCTACCAAAATAATACCATCTATACCAATACCACCACCATCCCCACCAATAATATCTATAGGTACGATATGCAGCTTCAGGAATTCTAACTTGAGAAGTATTTAAAATAGTAGATACAGTATATTCTCTATAATTACTGCTACTCCAGTTTCCTCTAACAGTTGAGATTCCACTTACACCATAATAATATCCATACCACCAAGCATAATTGTAATCAAATTGATCCCACTTGCTAAAGAAGCATACTTTATCGCCGTATTTTAAACCATGTGGTTTTGAGAAAGTAATAGTTCCTCTCTGGTCTAACTGAGTTATTCTTCCACCATTTGCTTTAATAAATCTATGATTACCAAAAGTAGTAGTTCCTACTGATGATACCGAAAGAGCAGGATCATTAAAATCTCTAGCAATACTAATGCTCATATACTCAGAATTAGATCCAGTATATGCAACACCAGTGACTCTATATGGATGATAACTAGAAATTCCTGGACCTGGATGAGTATTTCCTCTAGGAGTGTAATAAATTACAACATCATCTTCTTCCAAACGTAAGGTTTTTGCTAGACCAACTTGAATATCTTTACGTAATCTAAAAGGTCTAACACTTGTTCCAGTTGTAATGTCTGTTGTATCAAAATTATATTCTTCATTCCCAATCCAATCATCTTCAATAATTGGAACTTGAGTTAAGTAAGTATTTGTTGGATTTGCTGTAATTGCAACACCTGTTCCTGAATTTGGAATGGTTGTTTGATATTGAAGTTCTGCCCAAGCAGTAATGTCTGTTGGACTTTGTACTGCGTATCTCTTAGTTGCTCTACTTTTCTTGAGAAAAAGTTTTGAATTATTAATAATACCAGGAATATTATCAATTGTAACTGTTAATGAAGACGCTGCACCAGTACTAGTTTGAACATCTAATACATCAATAGAAGCGCCCGTATAAAAAGATCCTGGATAAATTAATGTAAATTCTGTTTCTAATTGAGTTGTCTTTGGAGATTTAAATGGAATTTTATAGGCAAAAGTGTTTGCATCAGTAATATCTCTAACAACAAAAGTTCCTTCATATTTTGGATCTTTTAGTCCTTGAATATCTACGACTGCTCCAATAACAAGATTATGAGGTTCTGATGTATCCACAGTTACAAAATCATTTCCTTGATCAACCTTAATGGATAATGCTTCAAAACTTTCTTCTGGAATTCCAGAAGAATATGCAGTCGGAATATTATTAACGAGTTTTACTGTTTCCCATTTTGTAGATTGAATTCCATATTCAAAATCAGTATCAATAAGAGATTCTGGTTGACTAACTCTTAATTTACTTGCAGGATCAATTAAAAATTTGGATGGAGATATTTCAATGTCTTCTTTTTCATAATAAATTTGCAATTTATCCTCTGTTCCCATTCCAACAGTGTTGTAGGAAACATTAAATGTAGTTTCATGTGCAACGGCATCATATGAAACAGTTGCTGTAGTATCAGGATCAGCAAAACTGTAAATAGGGGTATTCAGTGTTGAATTAACAATAGACAGCAATTTTGGAAGAGGAACATATCCTTTTGCTGTAATAATGCCTGATGAGGGAGTAAAACCAACTATCTCATTTCCATAAATTAACTGTCTTGCCATCAGAATCCTCTTATTTGCATTTGACTTTAATCTGTATTATTTAGTAAATCAGACTCCAAAGATAATTGCAGTTCCATTAACAAATGCTCTTATACTTTGGTTTCTAACATATAAATTAGTTCCAAATGTTCCAACTCCACTTACATATAAATGACGAGTAGATAGCATTCCAGAAACATTTACATTCTTAAGGAAAGTAATATCATCAGAGAAAGTTGTAAATCCGACAATATTATCCGCATAAAGATCTGTAAAAGTTGCAATACCAGATACACTTAAATCACCACCAATATTAACAGATTTTTCAATTCCTACTCCACCTTTAACTATAACTGCTCCAGTTGAAGTACTGATAGACTGTGTTGTATTATTAAATGTAGTAATGCCATCAACTCTAGTATTTCCATTTACATATAATGCAACTCCATTTATTGTAAGAGTTGTACCTATTCCAACTGAAGAAGTTGTAATAATTCCAACCCCTCCAGCGTCTCTTCTCCAAACATCAGATACATTGAATAATCCAGAACCATCCCCAACAAAAATACCAGACCAAATTCCGACGTAAACATTACCATCTTTAACGGGACCAAATTGCTCCCACTTATTGCCAGTTGTATAAACCCAACCAAGATATCCACCAGTTTCTGGATTTGCATTATAAACAACATCACCAGGACTTCCAATTTCTAATGGAGCAGAAATTCCTACCGTATATTTTTTGGATGTTAATTGGGATCCTTGTAAAAACAAACTAGTTGCTTCAATACCTTTTGATGATGTTGAAGTAATCTTGTTAGTAAAGACTACTGGAGCATCAAATCTAGAAATAATTGTTCCATCTTCTCCGCCTTCAACTTTAAGAGAACGGTTAATTGTTACTTCTAATGGAGATAGGATATCAAATCCAATGTTAATTCCTTCAGTTCCAAGATCTTCACCTCTTACGCTAGGAACAGGACTATTGAAGACTTCTTCTTGACCTGTTGCAGAATTAATTTTCTTATTTCCAATATAAAAAGCACCTTCTCCATCCATTGCAGTATAAACTGCGACACCACCATCAAGTTTAGTAGAAGCTGCAAGTAATTCTTCTGTTGGAGTTAATTTTCTATTCTGTCTTTCTGGTAATGCTGTTGAATAATTACCTGGACCAAATCCAAGATATTCAAATGTATGACCAGATGCACGGATAATTGAATTACGACGTAATTCTACAGGAACTGGACGAATGCGTATTACTTTTGACCCTGCTGGATGAGTTGTTTTAAATGTTCCTAAAACACCTCTAAAAACTTGAATTTCTCTATCAACAACAGTTTCTTTAATACGCATAATTTCATCATTAATCTGAAGATAATCTCCAACCTGGAAATTATATGCAGTAGCGTTTGAAATTACAATGCTATCAACATCAGGTCCAGTAACTTCACCTTCTAAAATATCAAGCGCAGTTGTAATACCCGCATAATTGGGAACGAGTCTTCCAGAAATATTTTCATTTTTCTTAGATACTGCTCCACCATGAGAAGTAATTCTTTCAAGATATACATACATTTCTCCAATTGGAGATGTTGTAATTGTTTGTACACCTACTTTAATTTCAAATCTATTTGAATCAACTACACTTTTAATAACATAATTCTTATTATAATAAGAATGATTTGCTCCGCCAATTCTAATCTTATTATTCAAACTTAAACCATGTCTTCTATTTGTAGTTACCGTCGCAATACCAGTTGAAGCAGAATAATTAATTGTCGAAATTCCAATTACTGGTAATCCAGGAACAGCAATTGCAGAAGATGTGAATGTTATTCCTATACCAACACCTGGATTTGATGGAGGTATTGCTGATGCAGATACTACTTCAATTCTTCTTGTTGCACCTATTGGAATATTAGTAATTCTGTAAGTTGTATTATATTGATTATTTTTATCAGGAATTACTCCAAATACACTTATTGCATCATTAATATTGCTGTAAATTGATTCTACTCTTACAAATCCCAAAGTATGTCCAACAGTTGTGGCAATACCAACAACTGCAAGAGTATTTCCAATTCCATAGGCACTACCACCATCAATTATTTTAACATCAATAAGTGCTCCACTTGCTTCATCGATTCTAACCATTGCACTGGCATGATCACCAACAACAGTTGTCCCAAGTCCAACTAATCTTGCATTATAGAAAGTCTCGCTGATACCAATACCTGTTCCATAATTTGATCCTGGATTAGTGATAGAAACGGAAGTAATTCTGTTTAGACCATGATCATATTTTGTGTGAATTACATGAGATGTTCCTGCTACTCCAGATATAATATTGGTAATGCCTAAGCCAACTCCACTATCCAGAATATTTTTAGCAACAGTTTCTTTTGTTATACTCTTTTCTGGGTCATTGACAATAACTTCGCCAATTAGACCAGGTGATGCAAATGATCTTGCAGGAGAAGGATCAGAATTTATATTATCTCTGTTTGACTGAGGATATAAATTCTGAATTGGTTGTAAGAACTTATATCCTTCATTAAATGGTGCAATATTCGGAGCATTTGATGCATTTAGAACAATCAAATGATATACACCATCTTGCTCTCCAGGAATATATTTTTGAATCTCCTGAGAACGATAAATGATATATGTTTGAGTATACTTAGTTTTTACAAAATATGGAAGATCAACGGTACGTGCTGAAGTATTATTGGAGAAAGTTCCAGGATTAGAAGTTAATGCAAAAGTAAATGCTTTTCTGTCTGGAACAGAAGTAACAGTAAACTTACCATTGTATCCAAGATTGTCTTCGCCTAGAGTATTATTTGTGCTTACAATATTTTGAACATGAACTTGAGAACCAGGAATTAAATCATGAGGAATTTCTGTAGTGATTGTTACTACATTATTTGTCCAAGTAGCATTTGCAATTACTCTTAGATTTCTAAGTTGATAAGTAGCATCAATTTGCTGATTATCAAGACTTAGATATCTCTGAATCTCTAGATTAGTTTCTGGGAGTGTAGAACCAGACTCTTGAATTACATATCCATCTAGAGGAACTCTTGCCTGCAAAAATCCTCTAGGAATTACATATCTTAAACGGTAAATTGAATCTGTAAATGATCTAGTATCTGGTTTTCTTGTAAAATATGTTCTTGCAGTTGCATCAACAGTTAGATCAGAAATTGCAGTTTTAATGTTATTTGAGGTTGAAGAAACTCCAACATACCACTGACCATTCACAGTATCAAACTGAACAGGGTGTCCAATATCACCACATTTTTTATCAGTTACTCTACTTACAACGTTGAGTTCTGATGTTTCATTGCTATAAATTTCAGTCGCAGATCCAATTAATGCTTCATTGTATGATTGCGCCAACTTAATTTGAGTTGATCCAATACCAGTTGCAACTTGATTTGTAATTACATAGTAAAACTTATTATTTGAAATTCCTTCAGGTAAGTGACCAGTATCACTAACAATTCTTACAGTTTCGCCATTAGCAAAACTATGTGGTTGAGTCAAAGTAATAATATCATTTGTGATATTATTTGAAACATTGTTTGTTTTCTTAGCAACAAAGAAACTTTTTTCTGAAGTATATTCTCCTGTTCCTCCCGTCATTATAATACGAGAAGAATGTGTTTGAGTTGATCCATTTTTAGTGATTACAACATTCAAATCTTCATTAACTTTTGCTCCAATTCTATAACCATCGGTTACAGTTTCTGGAAGAATATCACGATTCGTTTGCTGATATAAGTATAAACGATTTGGGTGATTTACTGAATTTGTTTTATCAATGTCAATTTGAGAAAATTCAATAGAAACATCTTCCTCCTCAATTTCTCTTGGCGGAACAATATGAGTAATGTAACCAAAGTTATCAGTGACAAAAGAATCATTTCTATAACCACTTGCAACTAAGGATTTTGCTCCAAAGTTGGAGTTTGAATTTGTAATGGATAGATCTCCACCACTTTCAGAAACAAAGTGTTTGGCGTAACCAATAGCAAAGACTGAAACAATTTGAATAAATGCGTTATTACTTGCTTTAATGTGGTAATTCTCATAGTCAGGATGATATACTGCCCTAGAATTGGAATATAAATTTGATACGCTATTCCTATCCTGATATGCTCCTGTCTGAGGATTATAAAGAACAAAAGCATTATCATCCTTTTGTAGTCCGATTCCAGTAAACTGGGCAACAACCATTGATTTAAAACCACTTGCTTTACTGCCATCAGCATGAAGTCCGCACATACCATAAACTGATCTCAATGAACAGTTAAAAATATATGGAGAAGCAGATGTTACAGTATCACTTACGAGAACAAGATTTGCATTTGCAATAGCATTAGCGGGGGGTGCTGAAATAATTGGGGGATTTTGTACTTGATATCTAAAAGTTGTATCACTAAGAACTTCACTTACAACATACTGACCACTATAACCTCTCGTATCCACGTTTTGGATTTGAATAGGAGTATCTACATCAAGTCCAGAAAGAGGTTCTGACAATACAACAGTTATAGTTGTACTTGAATCAATACCGTCACCCGCAAAAATATTAGCAATAGGTGCTTGCTCACCTGTGGATCCTACAATTCGGTATTCATCAATTTTTGTTTGAATATCAATTGAAGTTGATGGATAATCTGGAGAAATATTCCTACCACTTGCCTCACCATATGCAATACCGATCTTTTCATAATACATGTCAAGATCGGTTCTATCAGTAGAATAATTATTGATCAATCCGTCATTAATTTTTACTGGATTAATACCATCAGCATATTCAAAAACCGTTAATTTGTGATGGGAAAAGTTTGGGATAAACAGATTGCTTGTATAATCCTTATATGCTACTCCATTGGGGTCAGCATCAAGAATTGTGAATTGCCAAATATACGAAGAACCAGTTAGTTTAAATATTGCCGCTCTTTCAATTACATCATTTTCTGGATCTGGAATATACTTTGGTCTAATTTTAGTTTTACGAAGATCTAGACCGACAATTGAAGTACCTCTTGGTACAATTACTCCACCACTGATACTATTGAATTTGTAAAGTTGATTGTCTGCAGATGATAAATTAAAATCTGAAGTTCCACTTAATGGTGGAAAATTAGAAGAAGTATCACTACTTCTCTGCAAGAAACTATTTGAACCATTTGGAATCCATCCAGGTCTATTATCTACAATATGTTCTCCTGGATAGAGAAGAATGGTGGTTTTTCCAAATCTATCGTTATCTAATCCTCTCTGATATGAGAATCTTGCTGCCTCAATCAGTGCTCTTTGGATAGTTTTAAACGGACGGGTTAAAGAATTTCCCTGGTTCTCAATACTATCTGTAGAGTCTAGACTAGATGGGTCAACATAAAGTATTTCCCCTTTTATATTTTTGAGAAAATTATCTAAGCGGCTTAGACCCATTTTATTTCTCTATTAGCTCTATTATGTTTTATTTATTCACGACAAAACCCCCGCCGAAGCGAGGGTTTTGAAGCACACGGAAGGAGTTTGGTTGTATCGCCTTTTATAGTATAAGGCATATATTTTATTCTGTCAAGTAAATGAAAATTCTCTAAAATGCATATTACAAGTAACAGTCATTCTTAAATTTTCGGATCTATGAGGTCTTACTCCATGATGCAAATAACTTGGAAAAATAATTAATTCACCTTCTTCAACATCGGGAAAATAGCAATCTCCTGCTCCAAATAAAGTATCTAAATTGGATTCAGCAAGTTCGGTTGAATGCGTGTTATAAAAATAAAATTTAGCGTCTTTTTCTTTATCGTAATTTAAAAAATAATTTAGGGATAATTGATATCTTGGATGAGTATGTATTTCTTGATAATCACCCTTTTCATAAAAATTAATCCAAGGTTCGGACAATGCAAATTGAAGTTTTTTACTAAATTCTGAGCAAAATTCATCTAAGCATGGAGAAATAACAGGCAATAGTTCTTCTTTTGAAAAATATATTGTCCTTGTTTCTGAGTTCCAATGTTCTTTGCTTGAGTTATCTATTTTATATGACGACATGATATACCTTTTAAAGGTATCGTGCTGAGGAACTTTATACTTAAAGTAATTTTGACAAAAAATGCTATACATTATTTTTTTTCACTTGCATTTAAAAGATACTCTACAGTGTTTGCAACGTCATTCATTGCATCTCTTAGAAAGGGTTGTTGGCCAGATTCTTGTTTAATTACAAATCTAGAATCATCAGTAAGAGTCCATCTCCACTGATTCATATCTTCACAATACCAGAGATTAATTTTCATTTTCTTTTTTGTAATTCTCAATCCAATTTAGGAGTTTTTCAAGACCATTTAATTGATATTCAGTTTCTGTACAGTCTATATCAAATTCTTTTGATATATTGACAGTTTCTTTCATTGATTCTATTTTTTCTTTTATTGCTGAAACAGCATATTCAAGATCAAAATTAGTTAGAGGAATCTCCATGTTTAAATGCCTCCAGTTTGATCCAGTTTAAAAGTGCTTGCATTTCCATCATAGAAGAATCTGATATATTAACACCAGTATCTTTAAGATCTTTTGAATACTCAATGTAATATTCCAATGCTTTAATAGCAAGTTCTCGATCTTTTTCTGAAATTAGTGACATAAAATCAAATTAAGTATAGTGCCCAAGAGAGGACTTGAACCTCCACAGATAAATCTACAGGAACCTAAACCCTGCGCGTCTACCAATTCCGCCACTTGGGCAGAAGCCCCCGACAAGACTTGAACTTGCGACCTGAGCTTTACAAAAGCCCTGCTCTATCCAACTGAGCTACGAAGGCAATCAATCAACAGGTAACATTTCTGGATTTTCCAGTTCAAGATCAAACATTAAAGGATGACATAATTCATCAATTAAATAAAATGAAGATTTATATAAATCTTCAGGTTCGTATCTTCTTTCGTTATCTGCCAAATGAATTATTTCCAAATCTTGCTCTGCAATTTTTGGAAGTTCGTCAAAAGTGAACGGAACTTGATTTATGAAGTACATCAAAACTATTTGAGTTTTTTTATTGTACCAAACATACGCGGTATCAATTCTATACCTCATAGAACTAATTCCAATTACTTTTGACTATTTAGAGATGCTTAATGACCCCTAATAGGAGTGGGGGGACTTGAACCCCCACGGGATTACTCCCAACAGATTTTAAGTCTGGTGTGTCTACCACTTCCACCACACTCCCAAAAAAAGTAATCGCGAGAAAAAATTGTGGGAAATTTTTTCTTCCAAAAATGGAATTGAAGTCTGATTTTGGAGCGGAGTATTGAATTATCTCCGCTTTAGTATAATACTACATGTAGTGTGTCATGTCAAGTATCAAAGAGGTTGTGCATAAACTAGAACATTATCATCAAGTCTAGAACGAACAACATCAAGTACATTCATAAATTGATTGACAGTTTCGCAATCAATTTGTTTTGTAGTTCCTGTGTTTGAATAAAGATAAAACTTCCTTTTAGTAGTATCTACTACACAGCGAGTCAGATACTCTTCTTGATCATCATGCATTTGGGTTTCCCCGTTCATTACCCCCTTATAATACCAAGACCATCCTCTCTTGTCAAGTCTATGGATATGGAGCAAGACTGGTTGTTACAGAAGTCTCCCCTTCCATGCTTCCAAAAATTAAAACATCATTGGTATTGTTTGTAATATTTCCATGATAAACTCTTAGGGTTATAATCTTCCAACAACTTGATTGATTAATTGAAGGTGTTGGTCCACAGTATGATACTGAATTTGTAATATTTGTTCCAATACCAGCTGCAGTGCCTACAGTAGAGTTTTGTTTAAATCCAATATTATAAGTTCTTCCAACCCAAATTATTGATCTCAATACACCATTTAAATAAACACTGCCAGGAAAAGAAATATCCTTACTAATCATGGTTAAAGTAGTTAAATCATAATTTTTAGCAGGTACAGTAATATCAATTCTAGAATATGCAGTATTAATTTGAACAGAATTATTGTATATTCTTGTTAAAATATTCGAAGGACTGTATGTAGAAACTTCTTCGGTATAATGATCAGCATATAGATATTTAAAATTGCCCTGAAATCCACTAGAAGTATTATTATCATCTACATATGTGGTTGCTTGTCCTAAAGGTGTTCCTGCGGCAACAGCTGGACTCTTGGGGGGAAAATCGGTCATTTATTAATCTCCTATTTTCTTTGCAAACAAATGATAAAAACAATCGATAGGAAGACCTCCATGTGATTGTAATTGAATTGTTCCATCACCTATCCTCTTTACAATCACATTTTGATGAGATCCAACAGGAGTAAGTGAGACGGTTATACTATTTACATCAGCAATTTTTTCCCAATCTTCTGGAATTTTAATTTCGGAAGTATTTTTAACTCTTCCTCTATGAAAAACTACTTTATAAGGTGATTCAATACTATTGAATTCAGTTTCCATTTTCTTTCTCCTTTAATTTTTCTAGTTCAAGAATTCTTTCTTTAGCAACTTCTTTTACAAGTCTTTCCATATTATCATTTTCAAAGGTAAAAGAATAACCTTCATTTCCTCCTGGGTAATCTAAATGCGATGTTCCTTCATATTCAACAATAAGATCATCATCATATCTAGAAGCATGTAAAACATAATTATATTCGATTTCTTCATCTGAGAATGAAATGTTAGACCCAATATAAACTTTATTGTCTTCAATTTTTTCTACATACAGCACATA